ACGGATAACATACTATCTGCATTAGCGTAATAAAGTCATTTAAAAGAAACTTGCACGTTAATTATACATGACGCCAGCTAAGCCAGTTTCAACGCGATCTGGACGGGTTTCAAAACAGCCTAAACGGTTGGAACCAACGGAAAATGTATGCGACGATGACTATTCCGATGATGAATACGATACGGATTATAACTCGAACGACGACGAAGATCTTTGTGAAACTGAGACTGATACAGAGGACGATGGTTCGGATAGTGAAGCCGATGAGAATGGTAATCTAAAAGGATTCATCGATGATGATGAGGAATCTGATGAGGAATATCAGGCTTAAAAAAATAGACATATTAATTATCATATGGAAACGGAATTAGGAAATCCCATAGAGTACAGCCCGCAGCTTATCGACGATAAACAGGCGGACGAACCCAATCAAGAGCAGTCAGACCAACAATTCTACATGCAACCCCCTCCGCCACCTTTTATGTATCCACCTCAACACATGTCAGATGCACCGAGAGTTCCAGATTTTCTGAATTCTCTGGATAAGGTTGCATACATAGTTATATTTGTAGCCTTTATTTTAGGCTTCTTCATGGGCAAGACTATGCAACCAGTTATCCTTCGCCCCGGGTGAAGCGGGTAAGAAGTCCTTTACTGATGTGCTTTCGTCCTCTAAAAGTTTTTCCGATCTTCTAGTAATTGCTGGTCTAATTACACCGTCAGTAACTACTTGAGAAGCCAACGACATTTCATCATCCAGTGCACTTATACGTGTTATCCTAAAATTTTTGGGATGACCAAAACTAACGTATCCGACCTCACGTGGTCCTGCATTCTTATCATTTTCAGCCTGGTCTATGAGAGCTTTTTCGACGCGCTGTTTATAGTCTGTTGCCATCGTATTATTAAGAAGGTATATTTTTTTTAATAATATGATCACAATATGGTTTTGATTTTTAATTTTTTTACGCCTTAGATGTAACCTCTTCACCATCATCCTTCGCCTCCGTGATCTCACCAGGTTGAGGCTCTTCGGGAATAGAAAGTTCAGCCTCGCGCTTCTTCTTACGCTCCTCGATCTCAATCTTTACCATCTCGTCAGCTTTCTTCACCAGCTCATCCATAGGAGCATCCGGTGTCTCGCTCTTGAGACGTTCGATAATATCCGCGGGGTGGCTGATAGGGGGTTCGTCTGGTTTGGTGTAAAACCTAGAGTTCTCGTCGCCGGGCTTATCGTACACGGCTGACTCGACCATATCACGCTTACGCTCGTTGAACATCTGAGCAGCTAAAGCCTGGTTTTCCTTATAACCCGTCATAAGCTCTTCGAGTTTTTCATTGGTATAATGCGAATCTTCGATAGCTGCAGGGTCGGGTGGGATTAAGAGCCACTTATACATATCAACCACGTAAATATCAAAGGTTGAATCCTCCCTTTGAAGACGCTTCGCATGTGAAGCTGCCTCTTCGCGAGTGCTGAAAGCGCCTCGAATCTTGATTCCAAACTTATCATTTTTCTGGGGACACTCGGGTCCAACAATGCTAAGGCACGCAAAAAGCTGACCGGGGACGGTCGTATAATCCTGTTCAAGAGACATTATGAATATTTAATGCATGAAAACTTTAAGCCAGTAAACTTAAGTCGGATAGTCAATTAAAGTTTTTATCAGTTTATAAAGTATGGAGGAGTTGCGTCGATTACATAATAACGAAAAACGGATGCTCATCGAGAGTGTCTGTGAACCCGGAATAAGTGTACTCGATGTCGGATGTGGATTCGGTGGGGATCTTCAAAAATGGTTTAAGATGAAAGTCAATATCAACATGTGTGAACCAAGTGCAGAGGCATTGGAAGAAGCTAAAAGACGGGCTAAGAATATGAAGATGAGAGTTAATTTTTACCATGGAGACATTCGAGCGTGTCCAAATCGCAAATACGATGTAGTGTGTTATAATTTTGCTTTACACTACATATTTGAAAGCCGCGATTTATTCATGTCAACTCTTCGAGAAGTCAAAAGACGGGTGAAACCCGGGGGTCGATTGATTGGAATCATCCCGGATTCGGAAAAAATTATTTTTAAAACACCGTTCAAAGATGAGATGGGTAATTTTTTCCGCATGAAAGGGACGAGTAACGGTGATTTTGGTGAGAAATTGTTCGTACATTTATGTGATACACCTTATTACGCGGATGGACCTAAATCTGAACCAGTGGCGCATAAAGATATGCTCATAACACACCTCGAAAATATGGGTCTAATGATGACACATTGGGAAGGGTTAAAAGGGAATCCGATATCCGAATTATACAGTAAATTTATATTTACGTATAGTAGGGATGATACTACCGATACTCATCATCGTTAATATAGTTTTATGGTACACAATTCGGAGAGAACCTGTACTAGAAGAAGTGAAAGAGCGATACCGTACCCTCAGGGAACACCTGGAAAAAACAGATGAACCTAAGTTTCGTATGTTACACGACGAAATTCCCATCGTCGCCTATAAAGGGTCTTTCGTGAGAGGTGTAGGATATAACACGAACAAAGGTCAGGAGATAGGCTTATGTATCGATGGTAAAGTAAATCACGTGTTCCATGTATTATTACACGAACTCGCGCATTGTACGGTGGACGAGTATTCTCATAGTGAAGATTTTTGGGGTAACTATGAAGAACTTCGGAATGAAGCCGTAGCTATAGGGGTCTATGACAACATAGGAACTTTGACCCCATTTTGTGGTAAACAGATTGTCGATAAATAATCTAGGTTAATATAAATGTCTAACACAGGCTTACGGCAACCCGATTTCTTTCCAGGTCTAGATCCTACCAGGTGGAGTCAAACGATAGGCGGATCGTTACTTCTGTGGATGTTGGTGATGGTTGGTACGTTTCTTACCCGCGCAGAATGGATGCCGTACGAAGCTAATATCGCTCTCGTCACTACGATTCTTCCGTTTTTAGTATACGTATTAGCTAATAAAACCATCATCGTCAGTGGAAAAACTGGTCACGTGTTTTTAGCCCTTCTCTTTGCGGGTGGAATCGTGTACGGACTGACTCAGATGATAGACGAACTCAAGGATATATTCAAGAATTACGGGAAAAAGGACGCTAAGAAAGCATGGCCTGCACTTCTAACGATATGCTTATCATGGATTCTTATGATCGGAATTATCTCGCGATTAGGATTAATTGATTTTAGTCTTCCGTATGAGACACTTTAAAAGTATTTACGAGCGATGTAGAACACGACACCGGCAACTGCGCCGGTAGAGGCTAAGCCTACGAGACTACGATTACCCTGAACATTTAAAAACCTGGGAACCGTATTCGCGAGCTTTTCTTGAATTGGTTTGCTCACAGCGACACCCGTGGCGAAAACAACAATGAGTGTATGTAACTGCTCATCGGTGAGATCGAAGGGGTTCTTCTTTGCAGGATTCTCCGTCTTTTGGGCAGCAGCCTGAACCTGGGGCATCATAGCGTTAGCCTGCGCCACTTGAACTGCACGGGGGTCGACCGCCATAAGAGGGGGTTCGAGATAAGCGCCGTCTTGGGGACCACCTAAAACATCTGTGATGGGAGTAGAGTCCATGTTGTCTTTATAATCATGTATATTTTTTTCTTCGCGGATTTCGGGCGCGTAAGCATTTGACTTATTTTCTGGTACAAATGCGTTAGACCTATTTTCCATGTCTATAGGAACCATACCATCAGAACTTTCGGACAAATTCATCGTATAAATATCGGTCGACATGTATATGTATAATCGACTTTTTAAGAATCGCTTTTTTTATGCACGTACTGGTGCATAAAAAAAAGGATATCCAGTACGGGGCTCGAACCCGTGACTTCGGCGTTGCTTTCATGACGATGAAGTCATTTTATATACATTGTTGTATAAGCACCGCGCTCTAACCAACTGAGCTAACTGGATTCTATAATAATTTGGCGTCGTATCTTTAAGTGTATAAAGACATGACGAGTGATGTATTAAATGACGAACGTCGACACACAACCTGAAGAGTATTATGAAGACTTTCTTGATCAACATCTTAGAAGTATGGAATCGCAGCTGCAAAGGCAACATAATCCAGACGCGTTCCGCGAGGATATAAATAAAATGGTTACTGAGATTCACACGGCTTTAGGGTCTGGGCATAGTGAACGTGTGTATCATAACGCCTTTGAGGTAAGTCTTCGTGAACTAAACATTCCATACGAATCGGAACGACATGTTCCCATTTATTATAAGCATCACGTCGTGGGTACGGCGCGCGCTGATATTATCGTGCGTAGAAGTACGGTTCTCGAACTTAAAACGGTGAAAAGTCTCAACGATACCATGATTGCGCAAGCTAAAAAATACCTGACGCAACTTGATTTGACGTCAGCCTACCTGATTAACTTTCCACCGGGTGAAGGGTCCGCACCCCAGATTGCGGAAGTTACACTGTCGGAATAAATTCCCATTGAAGATCTCTACAAATCGCTTTCCATATAATGTCCTGTTGATGCAGTTTCTCTTTAGATTTAAGAAGAGGAAAGTATTGGAGGTATTCGTCTTCGGATAATAGTTCACAAAATTTAAAAAGTACATACGAATAACTCAAAAAGTTTTTTCGTTCAGTCGGACAATTATCGTCAAATGGTTTCTGAATATCTCGAAACATCATTCGTAACTGTTCTTCGAGTTGTTGAGGCATCTTCGGTGGTGAAATACCACTTAAAATATTAGTAATAAACGGTACGTGCTCGTAAAACTTATTCAGTTTGAGTTTTTTTAGTAGTGATCGAACTTTTGCATGTGTGATCTCAGTTACGGATTTAATCTTGATCTTCTTAAATTCATTCCGTAACTGACTAATAACTTCTGGTGGAATTGTAGTCATCTCCTGTGCCTGAAACTGTGAAAGCCACTCGTTAAAATGATTATCACGTTTGTACGAATAATTGATAACTTTTGCAGATGTTTCTTGTTCCTCTTTATATGTAAGTTCTTCACTTATCAATATATCTAACACTACACCACATGAATCGCATACCATTTCACTCTCATTTGTTTTGTACACGTTACTATCTGGACACCGCGGGCATTGGTCGATGAGTTTGCGTTCTATGGGACGATCTATATTCCTTTTTTCGACGTTCACTAAATATTCGACGTAAATATCTTTTTTTTGTTTACCGGCCGTTTCTTTACAATTAAAAATATTATCGGTGGTAACTTCTCCTTCCTTCTCGTCGACGTACTGTCGTACGTATGGTATGCATCGGGCAATATAATCCGATAATTCCCGTTCGTATTCCCACCTGTTCGATGGATCACTTTCTATTTTATCGGTTAATTCGTCTACACGATTATTATACCTACTTAAAAAGTTACCTTCCATTTACGTTAATGAAAGTACTGCACAAGTTTTT